TAATACAATTTATTAGTACTGCGTTAAATACTTTAGACTTTCCGATTACTCCAAATATAATAACTGCTTGTTCTATTTATGCGCAAGAAATGGAAACAAGAGCAGACCACTCATACGCTGACCCATTTGCACAAACTTATTTACCAATAAGAACATTCTTAAACGATGCATTAACTTATGTATCGTGTTACGATGTTATGTACACAATATTAAAGTCATTTGCTTGTAGGTTCTTTATTGCTAACGGTAAATGGTATATCATAAACATAAACGACATAGCTTCGGATAGTGTTTATTATACGGAATACGACCACAATGCAAACGTGGTAGGTAGTGGCACAATGAATACATTAAGCGAAATACAAGGATATACAGGCAATACAAGTAATGTTTATTTTATCGATAGCGCTCAAACTAAAATACTTAGAAAGGGTTATAATAAAATAATTGCACCAATTGAGGTTACAAGTTCAGCTAATTATTTGTCAAACGGTAATTTGCGTCCATTAACGGGTTCATTGCCTGTTCACTGGCAAGCGGGTAATACAACGGGAAGTACTTACGAAATACTACCAAATACAAGCGATTCGTCAAGTATATTTAAGTTATTTAAACGTAACACTGCGGGTTCTTATGTTTTTATACAAAATATAAGCCTACCAAAAGTAAACGGAGGCGATAAATTAAAAGTTACTTGGACATATTTTTCTCAAGACGTAACAGGAACAAGAGGAGTAGCTTTGATTTATATGAAGGCGGGTGCGGATTGGTATTTTTGGAATGGTGATTTAGGGTGGGAATATAGTCCAACACCTCCAGATACTACAACAGTTGGTTCTTATACAGTACCCGAATTTGGCGATCCTAATTCTATAACTCAACGAAATGAAGTTAGCTTTGAAACAACTCCAACACCAGCAACGGGCGAGGTTTATTTTCACTTTAAATTAGCGGAAGGTAACTGTCAAAACGTACAAGTGGGAGGATTTAGAATGGAAATTACGCCATCGTTAAAGGCGATTAATTATACGGCATTTGTTCAGGATTCAAACCAATATGTAAACACAATTGAAATACCTTTTGGATATTACTCAAACGCTTCCAACTTTCCATCTGAATACGGGATATTATTAACGTCTGATTATAGAGCTTATATTAATTGGTTTTCATACGGCAAGACTACAACACATCACGATTTAGTTAGCTTAATAACGCAACAATACATAAACATATTTGGGGTTAATATTATTAATCTAGATTGTAGCGTAACAAGTTTTTGTACTAATAACGGAATCATAAACGGTGTTAAGGTATTTAAGGCGGTGGATTATGACCCACCACAAATAAACATTTCTGATTACTTTTATATGTTAGGTAATTCGACGATTGATTGCGCTGCGGATGAAACCTCTGCGACGTTGCTACAAATCAATGGCGAGGACATCGAAGCAACTTTAAATAGGACTATAACATATAATTAATAAATTTGTACTATGGCAGACAAAGTAAACGGTAAAAATATAATGCTCTATTATCACGAAGCACCTTCGGAGGCTTACCCCGATGGACGTGATATTCCTTTTGCTTGTTCAACTAACTGCGTTTTTAACGTATCAGTTGACCAAAAAGAAGTAACGAGTCAAAGTTCGGCTTGGTATAAAGAATACAAAATTGATATGGCTTCGTGGACAATTAGTTGCGATGGCATTGTAACTTTAGACGGGTACGGATATTTAAACTTTTTAGATATTCAAAAGAATAGAACACCAATAAGTATAAAGTTTGTTATTGATAACGGAGTAGACGGATTAGTAATAATCAGTGGTACTTGTAATTTATCAAACGTTCAAATAAATGCACCTTGGAAGGATATTGCTACCTATTCGGTTAGCTTACAAGGGACGGGTGCTTATGGTACTTCAGGAACTTCGGTTAACCCAAGCGGTACGGTAATCGTTGCGGGTGGTGTTGTTACTGATAAACAATACACGGCTGCGGGTGCTGAAACAACAATAACCTGGACTGATATGATAGGCAAGACTTGTCTTTATGTATCAAGGGGTGGTGTTGACGTAAGGGACATTGTGGCGAGTGGTGCAACGGGCGAACAGGTTGCGTGGAACTCAACGACTGGGGTTTTAACATTCCCTAGAGCGCTTGAAAGTGATGAGTTTGTTCGTGGTTTATTCCAATAAAAATAATATAAAATGAGTCAACAGTTACAAATAACGGGCGGTGCTAAAGTTAGAAGTTTAGAAGGTGTTATCACGGGTACAACGGGAGTGTTAGGTTCTTTGCCTATTAACGCTTCAAATGGTATTCCACAATTGGATTCTAACGGTAAAATATTAGTTTCTCAATTACCTAACTCCGTGATGGAATATAAGGGTACTTGGAACGCTGCAACAAACACTCCAACCTTAGCCGATGGAACGGGTAATCAAGGGGACGTTTATTTATGTAACGTTGCGGGAACAGTTAACTTTGGTTCAGGTCCGATAGCTTTCGTAGTTGGCGACCAAGTTATTTATTCGGGTACTGTTTGGCAAAGAGCAAGTGGTGCGACGGGAACGGTAACAAGTGTTGCGGTAACTGAAAGTGGCGACGCTTTAAGTATTACAGGATCACCAATTACGACATCGGGAACTATTAACATAGGCTTTGCGGGTACGTCTGCTCAATATGTAGCGGGTGATGGTAGCTTAATTACATTCCCAACGATTGTAACTCAAGCGCAAAACTTAGTAACGGAAGTTTACAATGAAACAGGTGCAACCTTAACTAAGGGAACAGTTGTTTATATAAATGGCGGACACGGTAATTTACCAACGGTAACAAAGGCTTTAGCAACAAGCGACGCAACTTCCGCTCAAACTTACGGAGTTATTAGAGCGGATATTACAAATAATAATAACGGTTATGTAACCGTGATTGGTAATTTGGATAATTTAGATACTCAAGCGTATGCAGCGGGTACTCAACTTTATCTAAGTTCAACTACTGCGGGTGCTTGGACTTCAACTAAGCAATATGCTCCAGCGCATTTAGTTTATGTTGGTATTGTAACAAGGTCGCATCCAACTCAAGGTGTTGTTGAAATAAAAATTCAAAATGGTTTTGAGTTAGACGAATTGCATAATGTATCGGCTCAAACTCCTTCAAATAATCAGGGAATATTTTACAATAGTTCAACGTCTTTATGGGAAAATAAATCTATCGACACGGCTTTGGGTTATACTCCTGTGCCAACATCAAGAACATTAACTATTAACGGAACTTCTTATGATTTAAGCGCAAATCGTTCTTGGACAATAGATTCAATGGTTTATCCAAGTGCGGGAATAGCGGTGTCAACAGGTACGGCTTGGGGTACTTCAATTACAGATAATAGTTCAAATTGGAATACTGCTTATTCATTAAGAATAACAAGTGCAACAAGTCCTTTAAGTATTACATCAAATGTATTATCAATTAGTCAGGCTTCAGGCTCAACTAATGGTTATTTAAGTTCTACTGATTGGACTACATTTAACAATAAACAAAACGCTTTAACTAACCCTGTAACGGGAACAGGTGTAAGTGGCAGAATAGCTTATTTTAATGGAACTACAACACAAACAAGTTCGGCTTTTTTAACTTGGGATAATACAAACGCAATACTATCCGCTAATTCAATTTACAATTATAATAATACTACAAACGCTTATATGCTTTCAAGCGATGGCGAAAATATAGGTAGTATATTTAATGTATCTATAACAAAGTGGGCGTTAGGATATGGCACTTCAACAACTGCATTAGGTACTCCTGTTTTAACTTGGGATAGTTCAGCGAACGTCGGTATTGGAACAACTTCTCCAACATCAAAACTACATATAGTTGGAGCAACTTATTCAACTTTGGGATTCTTTGTTCCTAATACATCACAAATATCATTTACTACTTCAAACGGTAGTAATGGAATGAATGTAAACGGTTCGACGAATAAGGTTGTTTTTATGTCGGGAGGCAATGAAACTATTACATTGGATAGTTCAGCGAATGTAGGTATTGGAACGACAAGTCCATCTTATAAATTAGACGTTAGCGGAACAGGAAGATTTTCGGGAACATCAAGCGTATTAAATATTAATGGAGGTGGCACTTCAACAATGTATCAAACATTTAATACAACGGGAGGAAATTATTATATAGGCATTTCATCTTCTACTGGAACAGGATTGTTGAGTGGTGCTTCGGCTTATTCAATGGCTATTGTAACTGAAAGTGCAAGGGATTTAATTTTTGGTACTAATAATACAACAAGATTAACAATAGCCTCAACAGGAGCAGCTACATTCTCAAGTAGTGTAACGGCGGGTGCTTCATTCTTAGCAAATACTGCAAGTGTAGTTAACTATGCTTTAGGTAGTGCGGGTGCTAACTTTGGGCAAATATTTCCAAATGGTTCAACTGCTTGGTCTTTAGGTTATGGTGGTTCTTCTTCAACAATAGGAAGCGCAGTATTAACTTGGAATTCATCAGGGAATGTATCAATAGGTGGATTAGATACAAGCGAAAAATTAAATATTGTTAGTGGTAACATAAAACTTTATTCATATCAATATACTGCAGGAGATTATAGATACATTGGAAGCGAATACGCACAAGGAAACGGTAACAATAGAGCAGAGGTAAGATTTGGAATTGACACTACGGGTGATACAAGAACATATTTAGGTTTTGCAACAACTAGTGTTGGCGGAAGCATAACAGAAAGAATGAGAATAAATTCGGTAGGCAACGTAGGAATAGGAACAAGTTCTCCTGTAACAGTTGGTAGCTACCAAACATTAACATTGAATGGTCCAAGTGGTGCGGGTGCATATATGAGTTTTGGTGTTAATGGTGCTCAACAAGGAGCAGTATATGCAAATTCAAGTGGGTTAAGTTTAGAAACAACTACTGCTAACCCTATGTCTTTTTGGGCAAATGGTTCCGAGCGAATGAGAATTACCTCAGGTGGAACAGTTTGTATTGGTAGAACATCTGCACCTAGTTCAGCATATAAGGCAGCGTTTCAAGAAGCAGTTATGATGGCAGTAACTGCAAATACAAATAATATGGTAAACTTTTTTAACCAAAGTGATACCTATGTAGCTTCTATTGTAGTAAATGCTTCAACTGTTGCCTATGGAACAGGTTCAGATTATAGATTAAAAGAAGATTTTAAAGACTTTAACGGATTAGATAAAGTAACTGCTATTAAAGTTTATGATTTTAAATTTAAAGAAGCTGGGGATAGAATGGAAGGTGTTATTGCTCACGAATTGCAAAAGATATTACCTTATGCAGTAAGTGGCAAAAAAGATGAAATTAATGATGATGGCACACCAAAAATACAGAACGTTGATTATTCAAAAATAGTACCTGTATTAGTAAAAGCAATACAAGAGCAACAAGCACAAATAGAAGAATTAAAAGCTAAAATAAAATAAAATGGCAATAACTTACAATTGGGTAATTAACCAACTAGATACCGCACCAAGCGAAGACGGATTGACTGACGTAGTAAAAGTAGTACATTGGACTAGAACCGCTGAACAGTTTGTTGGTGGCGAACCTATCAATGTATCTTCATACGGAACTATGGCTTGTACTACCCCAAGTTCAACTGATTTTACGGCTTACCCTGATTTAACCTATGAGCAAGTTTGCGGTTGGTTAGACGCTGGGTTAGACGTTGAAGCTATCGACTTAGGATTAGACGCACAAATAGAAAACATAATCAATCCTCCAATTATTGTATTGCCTTTGCCTTGGTCAACTCAAAGTTAAATTTGGTAAATCAATAAAGGAAATCTTATATTTGTAAAAAACATATATTATGCATATCAACGAAACACAATTAAAAGAATTACAGGCTTACCTTTTAGAGTTACCCGCTAAGTACGCAAATCCAATATTCGAGTTCTTAGGGAACATTGCTAAGGAGCAAGGAGTACAAACGGAAGAAGCCACAAAAGAGGACTAAATGGAAAGTATTGCAATTTTCTTGGCGGGACAAGCCATTGCCATAATCATAGGCTTAATCAGTATCTATGTTAAAGTAAGTCTAAAACTTAAAGAATTAGAGGTACGAGTTACTATGGTTGAAAAGCAAGACGACATTATCGCCAAGAAACTTGACAATATCCAAACAAGTTTGAACAAGTTGTTTGTTAATTTAGAGAATAAACAAGA